GATTAAAGGCTTGTAAGGAAGCAGGACTTAAAGAGATACCGATTATAAAAGCAAGTGAATTAACCGAGCAGCAGCAAAAAGAGTTTATAGTTAAAGACAACGTAGGCTATGGAGAATGGGATTGGAGCGACCTTGCAAATAATTGGGATAGTGAGCAGTTAGAAGAATGGGGTTTAGATATACCTGGCTTTTCAAATGTAGATGATTTAGGAGAAAGCTTTAGTTTACCAGATGGAGATAAAGCACCCTTCCAACAAATGACTTTTACACTTGCAGACGAACAGGCTATACAAATTAAGAACGCAATAGAAGACATAAAAGGTACTGAGGAATACAAGTACGCAGAAACAATGGGTAACGAAAACTCAAATGGTAACGCTTTATATTTAATCATAATGCAATGGGCAGAGCAAAAGAAATAATAGTAAAAGTAATACCGGCAAAGATTGCTAATGAGTTTGTAAAACAAAACCATTATAGCGGTAAGGTAGCTGCAACAGGTTTAATATCTTTTGGTGCATTTTTAGATAACAAATTAATTGGAGTTGCACAATGGGGAAGACCTATTAATAAATATTTGCATTTGCATATTGTTAAAAATACAAAATGGAATGATTTTTTAGAGTTAAATAGGTTGGTATGTATTGACGATACTCCTAAAAATACCGAAAGTAGATTTATAAAAATATGCTTGTTATTAATTAAAAAAAATGCACCGCAAGTTAAATGGGTTATGAGTTTTGCCGATGCAACTCAATGCGGTGATGGTACAATTTATAGAGCAAGTGGATTTTATCTTACTAATATAAATGATAGCAAACAACTTTATGAGTTGCCAAATGGAGATACATTACATTTAATGGGGTTACAAGGTGGGCAACACGGAGCGTTAAGAAAAAAAATGTTAGATAGTGGATATGGTAATGCTAAAAAATATATGGTTGAAGTTTTAAAAGGCAAACCATTAATTGGTAAGCAGTTAAAATATATTTATTTAATAGATAAAAGTTGCGAAATTACAGTTCCTATACTACCTTTCAGCAAAATAGATGAACTTGGTGCAGGTATGTATAAGGGTAAAAAAGTAACTTTGCAAGAAAGACAACAAGCGGTAGAAGCATAAAAGTAATGCGCTTACCATTCCAGGTAAGAGAAGGGGTGCAATACCACCCTACCGCTCAATAACAGAATAATAACAGAATGAGCAAAGAGCATTTAATACCATACAAACCCGGACAATCAGGCAACCCAAACGGCAGACCTCGTAAGTACGTTAGCCTACTTAAAGAACAAGGCTATAAGGTATCGGAGATAAACGATACAATACAAGCAATGATGTCAATGGACTTAGAAGAACTTAAGTCCGTATGGGATAACCCAAAGGCAACAGTATTAGAAAAGACAATAGCAGCAGCTATGCGCAAAAGCTTAGAGAAGGGCAGCCTATATAGTTTAGAAACCTTGCTTACTCGTGTTTATGGTAAGCCAAAGGAACAAGTAGACATTCAAACAGATAACAGAATAGAGATAGTATTTGTAGACGGCAAGACAATACTTTAATGCGGATAGAACTACCTAACGGACATATAAACCAAAAAAAGATACTTGATTGCGAAGCCAGGTACATTGTTGTTATGTGCGGTCGAAGGTTCGGCAAATCGGAACTCAGCCAAATCAAATGCGTTACAACCGCAATAAAAGGCGGTCAGGTTGCTTACATAACACCAACCTATAAACTCGCTAAGGTATTCTTTGAGAAGCTATCCAATAGCCTTCCGTTCCCTAATAACAAATCGGACTTAAATATTAGCTTTCCGAATGGTGGCAAGGTTGAGTTCTTTACAGGTGAGCGGTTAGACAACCTGAGAGGGCGCAAGTTTAACTTGGTAATAGTAGACGAAGCTTCGTTTATTCCTAACCTGGAAGACGGGTGGCTTAACTCAATAAGACCTACCTTAACTGACTATAAGGGTAAGGCTATATTCCTTAGCACCCCTAAAGGTAAAAACTACTTCTTTAGTTTGTTTAGCAAAGCCGAACCCGATTGGCAAAGCTTTAAGTTTACGACATACGATAACCCTTACATAGACCCACAAGAGATAGACGATGCCCGTAGGCAACTGCCCGAGGTTGTATTTGAGCAGGAGTATATGGCAAACCCGGCAGAGAACGCAGCTAACCCTTTCGGTAGCCAACACATACGCAAATGTATACACCCAGTAACAACAATGCCTGTCGTAGCATACGGGATTGACTTAGCCAAGTCGGTCGATTGGACAGTTATCGTAGGTTTAGACGAAGACGGTAATGTAGCTTATTTTGACCGCTTTCAAATGGATTGGCATAATACTAAGCAAAACATACTTAGACTGTCTAAATGCCCTATCCTTGTCGATTCCACAGGGGTTGGCGACCCGATACTCGAAGACTTACAAAGAGAAGGGGTGAACATACAGGGTTTAAAGTTCACAAGTTCAAGTAAGCAGCAACTTATGGAAGGCTTACAAGCTGCGATACATCAAGGAAAAATAGGCTATCCCGAAGGAATAATAAGCCAGGAACTTGAAGTATTTGAATATATGTACACGGCAACGGGGGTAAAGTACTCAGCACCTTCAGGCTTTCACGATGATGCGGTAACTGCTCTTGCATTAGCTTGGCAGAACTTCAGCCTTAAACGTGGCACTGGTAGGTATGCCTTCCTATAATTTACCGCTTATCCTTGATATTTGCCGCTCATCACAATTTTTAAAAAAAGTTTGCTCATTTGATTGTGGAATGTGTAAAGGTTGTATATTTGATATATCAATTAACCACAAAAACAAAACACAATGACAACTTTAGCAATTAATCCAAAATTTGTAAGCGACACTAACAATTTTAAATTTGTAAACGTACCAACAATGTACAATGGTTTTATGGACGTAATGTACAAAGGTCAAAGAATTGCAATAATAAATGGAACTTCTGCTCCTTTACAATGGACTGCAAAAAATGGAAGTAACATACCTGTAAAAGTTATTGACCAATTAGAAAAAATGGTTATTAGATTAATAAAAAAATCTAATAAATAAAAATAAACCAGGGGTGCGACTGACCAACGCACAATTTAACTAAATAAACTAAACACAATGAAAAAAGAAACCGCACAACTTTTAGCCGTATTTTTAGTAGCTTGTTACCTTATTGGACAATTACAAGACATCTACTCAAAATGATTTACGCTATTTGCCTTCTGCTAATTGCAACAGGTTTTGTAATGGCAGCATTATTTGACTACACAATTAAAAACTATGACACAAAGCGCAAAAGAATATATAGACAAATATTACGCAAGTGAGCCTATTAGCATTATGATGAATAACATTCATGCGACCTATCTAGAAATACTTACATACTGCAACGAGCAGGGTTACGAACCTGCAAAGCGTAGAATGAGAAGTCCAGAACATAAGTCAGAAATCGGCTTTTTTGACATTGATAATTACAAACCCGAAACAATATGAAAACCGCAATGCAAGAATTAATTGAAGCAGTAAATCAACATTATTCGAACCCATCAAGAACAGATATTTTTGATACTAATCCATTCCTTGAAAAAGAAAAAAAGCAGATAATAGAAGCTTTTGAATATGGTCAAATGAATATAAATGAAGATGGTTGCTTATTAGAAGAAAATGGCGCAGAAGATTACTACAACGAAACATACAAACCCGAAACAATATAATATATGAAGTGGAAACATAAAACACTTGGCTGGACTGCAAAAACGTATTATTACAATAATTTACAATCTTCTGTTACTTGCACTATCATAAAAGACGAAGAACAAATTAATATTACAATGCCAAGAGAATTAATAGATAATGATAGTAATTGGCAAGAAATACCAGACGGTAGATGGCTTGATTATTCAATGACCGGAAGAGAATTTATGGAAGCTTTTGCAATGGTAATTACAGATGGCGCAACAAATCACGACTCTTATGTCGTAAAAAGTTTAATAGATAAAAACCTAAACAAAATAAACTAAACAAATGGAATTACAACAAATCTTTGAAACAACAAAAGAACAACGCATAGAGTTTACGCACCAAGTAATTGAACGCTTAAACGCAGGGGAACTTGACCCGTTAAAAACACATCTCCAAGTTAAAGCCTTAGAGGATATGCTCGAAACCCTAAAGGCAAACAAGGACTACAAAGATGCAGTATTACAAGCAGCCGTGCTTAATGGCAAGGACTTTGAGTATATGAGCGCAAAGTTTAACATTAGAGAAGTAGGCGTTAAGTATGACTTTAGCAAATGTGAAAGTCCTGCTTATGAGGAAATTATGGCTGACTATAACGATGCGAGTAAGCGTAAAAAGGATATGGAAGACTTTTTAAAGAAAGTACCACATCAAGGACTTGACATTATTAACGGAGTTACTGGCGAGGTTACAAGAGTTTACCCACCTGCTAAGAGTAGCACAACAAGTGTAGCCGTATCATTAAAGTAATAAAAATATTGTACTTCTTTGCAATTTGCTTACCTTTGGCAGCGTTATGCTACATAGGTGGGCATCTTGCCTATGAGATAATGTTAAAAGTAAGAAAATGAGTTGGAATAAAATATCGGTATGGCAATACCAACAAATGCACCCTATCATTACAAGCCCACCAGAACACTTAACGGAGTTTGAATTAGAATGCAAGTTAGTAGGCATAGTCAATAACCTTACGGACAATCAAGTTCTTAACCTACCTAAAGAGAAGCTTAACAAATATAGGTCGGAGATAATATTTCTTAAAGACAACTACGAAGGTACACCCGTAAATAGATTAAGAGCCAATGGCAGAACGTATAGGTTTATACAAGATGCAAAGGACATTAACGCTTCACGATACATTGAAAGCAAGTACTTTTGTAAGGAACTTATACCTAACCTACACAAGATAGCGGCATCTATTACTATCCCACAACAAAGAAAATGGCTTAAATACATAGACCTACCTTACGATTCGGACAAGCACCAAGAGTATGCTAACGACTTTTTGTTTGCCAATTTCAAAGAGGTTTATTATTCGGTTGTTTTTTTTTATCAAGTATTCAACGATTGGACTCCAATTACCCAGGACTTTTTGGAGAAGAGCCTAATAAAGGAGAATATGGAACAGGACAAGGCACAAAAGGTGGCAGCAATTTTATGGAATATTTTGGGTGGCAATACTGTACCAAAATAGTATCGGAGTACGAAGCCATACCTTTGCAAGATGCTTACGAACTTAAAATAATACATTACTTAAATAGCTTATCGTACTTAAAAGCCAAGTCGGACTTTGATGCCGAAGCAATTAGGAAGATAAAATAAGACCCCCAATACCCCCAGACATACCCTGCCAATTTTGGTGGGGTTAGTTATTTTTAGACCTTCCTTATATTTATTAGCGTGAGTATTAGTAGAAATCAATTACAGGCTTTAAGGGAAGGCTTCTTTAACAAGATTAAAGGGGGCGACTATAACGTTGTTAAGAAAGACGAACTGCCATTACTTGAAAAGGTACTTTACGAATACGGCATAGCCTTTAACGATGCTATCCAAGAGAACCTCGAAAAGTCAGGCTCTATAAGTTCTGGTTTATTAGCCGAGCCTTCGCAACCCGTTATTACTAAGTTTG